CTTTTTTATTTTTTGTGAAGAAAAAACACCCAAGTTATGTAACGGACTATCTTTAAGATATATTTTAGTTGGCGGACTGATTTTCATAGTTGAATTAAATATAGTTGATATTGAAGTATTTATCAAGATATGAGTATGAATCAAAAACAATTGGAGAAAATGATAGGTAAAATGATGAATATCATTAAACCTAATAGCGTGTCTAATATGGGTTTTAATTTAAAACCAATAGAAACTTATAAGGATGAATATTATATGAGTGTCACATATGTTGTTCCTGATGGAAGTGAATTTTTGAACAGAGACAACATGAGAAAAACTGATGTTTATAGAGACCAATGGAATCATGAAATTAAAAACACAATTAAAAATTATTTTAATGTTAATGTTGTTATTAGTTCATCGTCTATTGAATCTGAGACATATCATAATAGATTAAAACAGTAATAATATGCAAAAATTAGTTCCAATAACAAGATTAGGTAAATTCTTCGGTGCCGAAGATTACGCTCTCGACATAGGTATGGGAGAAGAATGGTTATTGGGTGATATGAATTTCACCGTGATTCTTTATCGTATTGATAGATATAAAACTAAAACCGACGATGTTTATGGTGAGGTAACCGAAGATGGTATCCAATTCATGGCACCTGTTGAATTGCAAGGTTTGGTTCAAGTTATGGCACCAAGTTCTAAAAACTATGGAAACTCACGAGTTGAATTACAAGAACCTGGTAATATGAAATTCTCATTGTATCAGAAAACTCTTGATGAATTGGGTGTTGAGATATTCCAAGGGGATTATCTTGGATATTATGAAACTGAAGATAGAGTTAGATATTATGTGGTAAGTGATGATGGATATGTTAGGTCAGATAATAAACATACGTATGGAGGATACAAACCATTTTACAGAAGTATTGTTGCTACTTATGTAAGTGAAAACGAATTTAGAGGAATCTAATGGAATACATAATAACAGAGAGTAAATTATTTAATGCAATCTATCAGTATATTGATGAGTCTTATGACGTGGATAAAATTGATTATTTTAATCCAACAACTTGGAATGGTGATGAACATGATGACAAAGAAAATCCATATATTACGGAGTTTTTTAATCCTGAATATGATGGTGATTATGATGAAAATGGGATGTTATTTATTTATATTGTAAAAGAATATTATAAAGATGAACCTTCAAGCCAATCTTTTATAAATCAAACACCAATTTTAATTGTTAATGATTATGGAACATTAGAAACAATGTTTGGTGAATATTGGAAAGGACCTTTTAAAAAATGGTTTGAAAATAAATTTGAATTACCTGTTAAAACAATTGTAGCTGATTAATGGAATACATAATAACAGAGAGTAAATTATTTAATGCAATCTATCAGTATCTTGATAGTTATCTAAACCCAAACGAAATTGATTGGGTCTATGGGACTGGTTCTGACGAAGATGGTTATGAGGATATAGATAAGGATGATGAAAACTTTTTAATGTTCTTTAAAGGAGAATGGAATGGGGAAGATGATACTGACATAGTTTTTTATTATTTTGATGTGGATTATTATGAAAATAGTCCATCAACTAAATCGTTTAGAAATCAAGCACCTATTTTAGAAGTTATGGGTAAATATGGTGAACATTTGGACACTATGTTTGATGACCATTGGGTTGAACCTATGAAAAAATGGGTTCAAGATAATTTTAAATTACCGGTTAAATCGGTATCAACACATTATTAATAATGAAAGTATTAGTTAAAGAATCTCAATTAAGAAGAATATTTGAAATTGTCACAAAAGATAAAGTAATTTGTGACGAGTGTGGTTGGTCATGGGATTTAGCTGATGGTGGTGACGACCCTTATATTTGTCATAAATGTGGGCACGACAACTCAGAGGAAAGTCATATTGGGAAAAGAGTTATGGTTTATTATAACCTTCATAAACACACTTTTTCGGTAACATATAAATCTAAAGTTATAATGCACGCTGATTATGTTAAATTAGGGGATGTTGAGTTTAGAGTTAGAAAAGGTGGGAAAGACAGAGTTCGTTCGGAAAAATCAAAAAATGTCCATGCGTTTGTTATTGGGGATTTAATGGATTTTTGTGAATACCCTTGTGATGACATACCAACACCATCATCAGATATGATTATTACCTATAACCCATACAAGTATGATTCATTTGTTTATAAATCAAGTGGAGAACCAATTTATAGTGCAACTGAAGTTGATATGATAAATTCACAAAATAAATTATTTGTAGTTAAGAAATAAAATGCCATTACCAAAAAAAGTTATACCAACATTACCATTAGTCCCACAGAAGACATTGTCTGCTCGTAGGGAACAACTATTGGAATATATTAATAAAGACGGAACATATCTTCCTAAATCAGTGCTACACGCCGATTTAGATAGAGGAATGTTAGATTTTGTTAAAACTGATTTAGAGGTTGTCACCGCAGGAAAAATAGTTCCAATGGTGGATATTATAATCACAACTCAAAACTGGACTCAATACGTTGAGACTGCCTTATTTGTGGATTTAGATTATAACCCATCCCCGCCCTTCATCACGGTAGTTAGAAGTCCCGAAGTTAAGTTTGGTACCAACCCATCATTACAATATACAATCCCTGATAGAAAACAATTCTATTACGCATCTGTTCCAACTTGGAATGGAAACGAACAGGGAATGGATATCTACACAATACCTCAACCGGTCCCTGTGGATATTAATTATAGTGTTAAGATTATTTGTAATAGAATGAGAGAACTTAATCAGTTGAATAAAGTGATTATGCAAAAGTTTTCATCAAGACAAGCTTACACATTTATTAAAGGTCAGTATGTTCCAATTGTAATGAATAATGTTTCAGATGAATCACAAATGAGTTTGGATTCAAGAAAGTATTATGTTCAAAGTTATGACTTCACCATGTTAGGTTATTTGATAGACGAAGAAGAGTTTGAAGTTAAACCGGCAATTGCAAGGGTTACTCAACTTATGGAGTTAACCGGAGCAGGAAATGTAGGGAAAAAGAATAAAACATTAGAAAACCCAAATGAATTTTTGGAGAATTATTTGTTTGTTGTTGGGAATGATACCTTAAGTGATATTGTTGCTTACACCGCAAATCTTTCTTTTGGAACTTGGTCCAATGTTGAATCTTTTGATGTTTACATTAATGGTGATTATTTTGGTACCGATGTTCAAAATATTCAGATAACTACTAACGATGTTTTACGAATAGATGTGGTTAAAACTGATGAGACAAAAGAGTCATCAATACAGTTCGATAATATATTAGTTTAATCTTCTCCGTAGATATCTTTCTTCTCTTTACAGGTTTCTACGATTAATTTTTCCAAAAACTTATAAATTTTTAATCCTCGCTTTTCACAGTACTTTTTCAGTATCTCGTGGATGGCGGGGTCAATTTTAATATTCTTGATTTCTTTTGTCTGTTTCATAGGTAGAAAAAAGGTAGAATTAATTCATACTCTTTACAAATACATATCTAAAAGTAAAGTTTTTTGATATTTTATTGAATATTTATCTATAAAATAAATCTGCAATAGAATAATTAGATAATGGCAACAGCACAAGCAAATCAAAAAGTTTTCGTTTCACCGGGGGTATACACTTCTGAAACTGACTTATCATTCGTAGCACAAAGTGTGGGTGTTACTACCCTAGGTTTAGTTGGTGAGACTTTAAGAGGTCCAGCTTTTGAACCGGTATTCATAACAAACTACGATGAGTTCCAAGCCTTTTTCGGAGGAACAGAACCAACCAAATTTGTTAACACACAAATCCCTAAATATGAAGCGGCATACATCGCTAAATCTTACTTGCAACAATCAAATCAATTGTTTGTTACAAGAATCTTAGGTTTATCGGGATATGATGCAGGTCCATCTTGGAGTATTAGAGTTACTGCTAACGTAGACCCTACTACAGTAATCCAAAACCCAACCGGAGCGACTTCTTGGTCTGTATCTTTTACAGGTTCAACAAGTGCGGGTACTGTTAATTTTATTAGTGGTTCATTCCCGGCAGCGGTTCAAGCAAACTTTAACACACAATATAGATTATCAGATGGTAGTACTTCTACATATGATAATGATATTACAAACACAATATTAAGTATTGTTGGAGACCCATCATTATCTGCAACTACCGCAGTTGCTTACGGACCTGTTCCGGAACTTGATTATTGGAATTTAATTGACCAATATGGTGCGGTGGTAAATGCATATGGTGTTGATAGTGTTGATTTAGCGGATAATGATTTATCTGCAGGTGAAAATGATTCTTGGTTCTATGCAAACTTTAATAACTATACAGGAAACGCCTACACAGGTTATTCATTTGATTATGTGTTTGATTCAATTGTTACAGGAGTAAGTGATAGTTTTTCGGGAACAATCTCAGGTGAGTATTATACTTTTATTGGTACCGCATATACTGAATATAACAACATGGTTGTAGCAACACTTCGTTCAAGAGGTCTATCATTATATGTTAATAGTTCAACTAGTGATAATCACGGACCGGTTTATGAGGTAAACGACGAGAATAATGTGTTATTGTTAAACACTGACCAATATTCAAGTATAGATAAAAACCCTTATGCGTCATTTGGATTATCAGGTGTTACTAAAGATGGTGATAATTTCACATTCGAAACTAACTTATCGGCAGCATCTTCAAAATTCATAACTAAAGTATTAGGTATTGATAATTTTGGAAAAGCAAGAAATGAAGTTCCTTTGTTTGTTGAAGAAATTTATCCGGGGTCATTGGCTTACGCTTATAACCAAGGTTATATTAGAGGTATTAATCCTGAATTGGTTGCATTACCAGGTGCTAGAAGTGAAAATCCTTCATCAATTGCATACAGTGTTGGTCAATATCAATCACCGGTTACACCATTCTTAGTTTCTGAATTAAGAGGTAATAAAGTTTATAAATTATTTAAATTTGTTTCAATCTCTGATGGGGACGCGGCAAATTTAGAGGTTAAAGTATCAATCGCTAACTTATCATTCAATAATATGACATTTGATGTGTTGGTGAGAAATTTCTTCGACACGGATTCTAACCCGGTTGTTATTGAGAAATTCACTAACTGTAATATGGACCCATTCTCTAACAACTTTGTTGCTAAGAAAATTGGTACAACCAATGGTGAATATGCATTACTTTCAAAATATGTAATGGTTGAAATGGCCGATGAGGCACCAATCGATGCAATTCCTTGTGGATTTGAAGGATACACTCAAAGAGAATATGATAATGTCTTAAACCCATCTCCGGTTCCAAAATTCAAAACAAAATATTTCTTCCCTGGTGAAACTATTGCAAACCCACCGTTTGGGGCTGCAACAGGTGGTTCAAATTTAGTTGAATCTCCGGGTGACATTGTTAGAAGAACTTATTTAGGTTTCTCAACACAATATGGTATTGACGAATCGTTCTTAACTTATAAAGGTAGACAAAACCCACAATCTTGGGTTATTGCACCTCAACCAATTGAAGGAGCTGCTTGGAATTATGTGAGTAAAGGTTTCCACATGGACTCAGGTGCTACAGTAGTTACAATTTCAAATAGTTCATTGACTAGTGGTCAAACAGCATTTGAATGTGGTACTGCTGAATTTAGAGAGGACCCTGAAACTCAAGAAAATCCTTACTACTTTATTTACTCAAGAAAATATACTTTATGTTTTGCGGGTGGATTTGATGGTTGGGACATCTATAGAGAGTTTAGAACAAATCAAGATAGATTCCAATTAGGTCAATCAGGATTCTTGGCGGGAGCATCGTCTTCTACAAGATACCCTAACGCTACAGGTAGTGGTTTATTTAAGAGAATCACAGTTGCTAACAATACTCAAGATTTTGCTAACACTGACTACTACGCATACTTACTTGGTATCTTAACGTTTAGAAATCCTGAGGCAACAAACATTAACGTGTTTGCAACTTCAAGTATTGATTACATCAATAACTCTAACTTAGTTGAAGAGGCGATTGATATGATTCAATACCAAAGAGCTGACTCGGTTTATATTGCAACAACACCTGATTATAATATGTATACTCCGGATGCAACAAACCCTCAAGATATAATTTATCCTCAAGAAGCTGTTGACAACTTGGACAATACTGGAATTGACTCTAACTATACTGCAACTTACTATCCTTGGATTTTAACAAGAGATACTGTTAACAATACACAAATTTATTTACCTGCTACAGGTGAAGTTTGTAGAAACTTAGCATTAACCGATAACATTGCATTCCCGTGGTTCGCATCAGCGGGTTACACAAGA